ATATGTCGAAACGGTAATTTCATAAAAATATATTATCCATTCATATTATAATAACAACTATACTATGAACGAGTTTAATGATACCGGTAAAAAATTACGCGCAAACAAACGTGTATCTAACTATACGGCTTATTCCGGTTATGAAGTACACCCTGAACCAAGAACCCAATACCAAGAATTAAATGAAAAACAACGCAAAATGTTTGAAGGGTTTAAGCAGGCAGATGAACGACCAGAAAACATGCCAGTAAAGAAATTCATCAACGAACAACAAATTCAACCTTTAGAGAAAATGGAAGATAATTATACAAAAAAACTTGATAAGATTAATAGTAATTACGCAAACTTGGATACCAATATTAATACAATTATGAATAATGATGAAACCGGCATACGAGATAAATTAATGAACGATGATAAATATAAAAGTTATTCATCAGTAGAGTTAGAAAAATCAAAGAACGTTTCTGATATTAGACTAGACGATACAAAAGCATTAATAGAATATAATAATTCTGTATTTAATTTAGGAGTGGTAACTGCGACTACTTTATTAGTTGCAGGTATAGTGGTAGCAAGAGAATAAATATATAATATTTTGATAATATATATTTCAAAAAATGAGTATTAATACCGATTTAAAAGGACTAGTCGCATTACAAAAAAATTACCTGAATATTCTTGACAATAAACAAGGTGACCCTGAGTTTACAAATCAGATAGGAAATTTACAATCTCAATTGGAAGACGCACATAAATCATTCAAAGACGCAAATGTATCAAGCGAACACGTATTAACCCATCAGGAAGAGGTTGCTGATATTGTAGAGACTGAAAAGGCCAGATTAATGCAAAAGAAGCAATCCATAGATAATGCTTTAGTAGGAAAAAAACGCGAGATTCAATTAAATGACAGTTATCAGCAAAAACAAGCAGAATACAATAAGATAAAATTTGCATGGGTGATTGCTTTAGTCATAATTTTAGTGTCACTAATATTAAAAACCAAAATTTTCTTTATTCCTTCGTTCATATTTGATTTGTTAACTATAATCGTTTTATTTGGTGCTTCCATATATACGATAAAAGTGCTTATTGATGTATCTAGACGTGAAAAGATAAATTTCAACAAGTTAGCTTTACCTGACCCTGCTGATCGTACTAAATTGGAATTGCAAGACGCAGCTAAAGCGGCAGCAAAAGAAGAAGGGGGTGATTTACTAGGTGGAATGAATTTATATGGTTGTGTAGGCTCTAATTGCTGTAGTCCTGGTACTAAATGGGAGAATGATATTTCCAAATGCGTACATGATAGTGAATATGATGCGAATAAAATTCAAGATGAAGGCAATATCGACGGGTTTAATACTATGATAAATAGTTCTAATATAAACAAACGAAGAATTAATATAAATAATGTAAAAGAGAACTGCGCGAACGAATATGATAATTATTCAAAATTATAGTTATTTTTATCCCATGATATAGTAAGTACATTATATCATGGGAACATCACAATCAACTCTGAATATAAGAAAACGTAATTTGAAGCGTATGGATAGTAACGCAAATGTAATTCAAAAACAAATTAATGCGATTACTCCGATTAGAGATAAATTGCGCAACATGGTTGATAATATGAACGATGAAATATCTCAATTAAATACTGATATTAGTAAACTAAGAAAAACTACCACTTCAACTACAAAAACAAAAACATCTTTAGCAAGTGAAGAAACGGAATTGGAATCAGATTTGAAGAGTGCGAAGTATTTATTAAAGTCGGTAGACCAAGCATTAGTGGAAATAAAAAAATACGGGAATATTCAGAAACGAACACAAGACTTTTTTGATAAGGAATATGAAGTTCTTTATGCAAAAGTAATGACTCGACAACAATTAAAACAAAATAATTATATGAATCGCAATGAAACATTAGGGCGTGCGATAAAAAATTCTAACCAAAAATACAGTAATGATTATAGAAATACAGAATATCAAGAACAACATACCGCATATTTTGTAACATTAAATTCCAAGTTTTGGTGGGTATACTATATTTTAAGCTTAATCATATTATACCAGCTAATTTATATACAGGATGAAATAAATTTGAAAACAAAAGTTATACTCGGAATTATTCTAATACTATATCCATTATCATATAGAATATATGATTTAGTCGGACAAAAAAATAACACTATAGTATAGAATATAGTAAATATGGAATTTAATACAATAATTGAAGGATACAGTAATGATGCTGTACGAAACTACTATACTTATCGTGCTCTCTTGCGAAAAAAAACTGCGGACGTTAAAAAAAAAAGAACCCGTTTATATGGATTAACTAGAGAACGGCAAACGTTAGAAAAAAAATATGAAAGTACATATAATGCGTATATAGTTGATAATCCAAATTTAAAACTATCGAAAGCTGAGAAGGAAAGATTACTCTCAGTTTTAAAAACACAAATAAAGGCATTAGAAAAGGAAATCGCGGATCTTGAATATGATATTAAATCAATCAAGAATGAAATAGATGAGAAATATAATTATGAGTTGGTTGAAGATGAAGCGGCATATATCAAATCCAAAAAAGTAACTGACAATAAATTAGATGAGATTCTACCATTAAAAAAAAAAGAGACTGGAGAAGCAAAAAATTACTTTAACTTACTGATTTCACAAAATGCGGAAGTATTCAATGCGATTTCCGGCCAAAAAAATGACCTGACTACTGCAGATAGAAAATACATGATAAATGATTCAAAAAATCCATCTTACATAATGTTAAATAACGGTCTATTTTGGTTGTATATTATTGTAGCGTTATATGTTATTTATAAAGTATTAACCGGCATGGTTACCCAAAATATTTATGGTAAATTAATAATAATTCTCTTAATTTCATTATACCCGATTTATATTTCTGGATTAGAACTATCTATTTATAATCAGTATCTATTTATTAAAGCTATGATACGTTCCGAACCTTATGTTCCAGTAAAATAAAAAATATATAATTTATTATGAAATTATATTTTTATAGAAATTTTTAGTTAGTTAAATTATATATTACAACCCATTAATAATGTCATTATTGCCTAGGCTATTTTTGATAACATCATCCTCATCATCACCATTCTCGTCGTTAGCTTCATATTTGATTTCAACACCAAACCATTTTGATGTTCTACTCTTACCAAAGCAACTATCCATGTATTCATGAAGGTCTTTAGGCGATGGTCCTCTTCCACCATAGTTGGTCTCATACCATCGTACAAACTCATTATTTAGTTCAGACTTCTGAATACATGCTCGAGGATTACTACGCAATACACACTCCTCAACAAACTCAGATAGGTAATCTTGGCTCTTCCTGTACTCATTGCTCTTTTGCATAACAATCTCACAATCATCAACATTGCCCTTAGTTTCAGACGCACATTTCACTAACATTGACAAGAATACTTCTTTCCACGAGTCAAACTTCTCATCAATCGATTTGTCAATTAGGAACTGGAATGGTTTTTGCTTGTCGCCCTCAACTGGTTTTTCTGTGAAAAGCGATTTGAATGGTACTGCTCTAATACGACGCCAAGTGCCATGGTCGTTGCTCTTAATTCCCATTAGAACATTACAAGTAACTACTAATTTGAATTGAGGCAAGAACGAAATCGTTTGTGGCATATATGGAGCTCTGCCTTGAATTGGGTCTTTACCACTAGTTAGTTGCTTCATTATGCCCTCATTAATAATATCACCTTTTGATGGTTCTTGCATAACTGCGAAACGCTTTCCTTTTAGTTGGACTATTTCGGGTGCCAATCCGCCTACTTTGCCACGACGATCTGTAACTAAGGTAAGTGGTACATCACCTTTATAGTCACCAAGCACAACCTCCATTAAATTTACTAATACAGATTTTCCATTTTGACCGCCACCAATATACATATTAAAAGTTTGATTTGTAGATGTTCCCAAAAGTGTAGACGCCAGGTGCTCCCACATATATTTGCATAGTGGTTTTTCTGGGAACAATTGGTCCATAAATATATTGATATCATTGATTTTCTGACTGTCTTTAACTTTTACTACATCATAGGGAACATAATCAATGTTAGTAGACATTGAAATATTATCCTCTGGGATGCCATTTCTAAATACATTATCCTTAAAATCATATATCCCATTTTTACAGCAAAGCAAATATGGATTTACGTCAAGCTTTCCCAAGAATTCTCCGTCATAAAACAATTCCTTCGCTTCCTTCATAATATGATCCTTGTTACTTGTTTGTGCGAGAATTTGAGAGATATTAATGGCTCTTTGTTGAATTACACGGTGCAATTCGTCTTGTTCTGCGATCGGCTCATCATCATCGGTACGATTACTCTGTGGTTCATTGTTATGCATATATTGTACTGCTTTATTTCTATAACGTTCACGTAATGGACCAGATATGGTTTTTCTTAAGGTAGTTCCAGAATCCAAGTCATACCAACGATGATTTCGATAGACCATCCACATATTATTTTTAACACTGGTACATACATACATGTGCTTACACATTTGATACAAAACCCACGCTAAATCCCAGTCTCCACACCCAGACTTTTCATTATTCTTACCTTTCCCGCCACTTATCTTAAGACTTTGTTCGACATGATAATCCAATGAATTGTTCATGATACGGTTATATTCTTCCGGAGCATCTGTCCTCGCCCAATGATATAATGACCTCTTGGTAATTCCGTCATTGGGACGTCTATCGAAACTTCGCCATTTATCACATAATTCAGGAATGCACCCAAAATCAAAAGTAGATGACTTTGCGCTGAACGCTATCCAGACAATTAGAAGTCGATTGCTTATATTTTTAAGGCACCATCCAACCTTCATCCACTTCAGATATGAACCGGACTCGTAATATGAAGATGGCAATATCATTACATAATCATGAGAATCTTTCAGATCATAATCAAGCTGAGAATTCAACCACGATTCCAGAAGTACTTGGACCATCATATCCAGTTCATCTTTATTCTTTATATTAGCTATATTTAAATCCTCAATTACAGGCATATCTTGAACGGTCATAGCCTGACGATTTGAAGTTCCCGCACGTTGAATATTATTCTTTCGATCATACTCGTCTCTCTCTTTTAAAAATGATGATTTCAAAAAGAACGATGGATGAGTGTCATTGCGGATTGTTAATTCCTTCATATTTGCGTTCACATCAAACGTCTGCAATGGTATTTCTTTGCGCATAAACTCGCCATCGGTATCATCAAATGATACTTGATAAATACGCGTCACTTTATATCTGTCATGATTCGGCTTTCTTGAACCATATAACTGCCAATTAACCGTTCCATCCGTGATGCCCTTATCAAATACGTCTTCAAATGAATTTGTAATTGGTAGGTCTCCCCACGCATCCGCAACCTGTGGGATTACTCGTTCTCGTAATATCTTTTGTGTATTTCTATCAGTTTTCAACGCGAAAATTATATGAATCCCATCTTTAGTGCAATTCTTATCCTTAACACGATTGACTGTAGGCTTTTGTTGGATATAAATGCGGAAATCACATGTACTATCTACCTGAAATATGTGTTTGAATTCATCCAGGTAGATATCTATCATATCTTCAATATGAGTATCGGTATATTGACGCTCATCCACATCGTAATCATGTCGCAAGTCAACATCAACCACAATGGGACCAGTATCAACTAATTGCTTTTCAGTAAGGTATTCCTTCTTATTTGCCGACAAAATGTCCCGACTGTATAGATTAAGAAATAAATCATAGTCCTCTGGTGGAATAGAGTATGAGCCTCCATAAATATTATCGTCTTTGCTTCCAATACGAGTGTTTGTAATTTCTTTATTGGTATTATTCTCACCCTTCTTAAGTTGATGCTTCATCATAAAGTCCTGAAACCCAGCATACTTGACACTTATTGGTTGTTTAGATTTTGAAGGGGATCCACTAGCGATAGATTTCTCCATCTCCATCTCGTTTGATATACTGTTATTATATTTTTATCCTCTTTCAATTTATATATTCTTCTTTTCAATTTTATAACATATATATTTAGGGATACCACTTATCGTAGTATATATAGTTAATTCCTAAGAATTGTACTGTGGCTAATTTTACTAAATTGTTTTGAAAAATTGAATTAATCCATCTTCAATATTATCATTTAAATAAATTATACTTGAGTATTATATAAAATGAAGTTTTGCGAAAAGTGTGATAACATGTACTACCTTGGGATTAATAAGAATAATCCAGATGAGTTAACTTATTACTGTCGTAATTGTAAACACGTTGATGAAACTATCACACAAGAAGGAATATGTGTAACAAATACTCAATTAAAGAAAGGAACTCACGAATTTAACCACTTATTTAATGAATATACGAAACTAGACCCCACCCTTCCACGGTTGTATAATATTCAGTGTCCGAATGATGAATGTAAAACCGAACATGGTGTCATTTATATTCGGTATGATAATGATAACTTAAAATATTTGTATATATGCGCGGATTGTGATACAAAGTGGAAAACTGATGAACGTAAATAATATAATACAAGAATAAAAAATTGAAAATCTAGATGAGAAATAACTATTTAGAAAAATTACATTATCTAATAGTATAATAACTAATATGGACGCTGACGATTATGTACCGAGTGACACTGAAGATATCCCTAGTGATATAGAAGATAATGATGACATGTCAGTAGAGTTAAATAAACCAAATAAAACTGTACCAATACCAATTGATGATGATGATGTGATTGACGATGTGATTGTTGACGAGGATGATGATGATGATAGTCAGATTGAATCTGATATGGAAGATTATGGTGAAGAAGATATTTTGGACCGCGATGAAAATGAGGATGGTGCACTAGCAAGCAAATTTACAATGGAGAACGATGATTCTGATGAGAACGATGATTCGGATGATGATGATTTACAAAAATTTAACGAAACTGATAAAAATGACATTATTACTAACTTTCACCCAGAATTATACAATCATAATTATGACGAAATACAAACAATGTCTAAGGTGGCTCGTGATAACAACGGTACCATTGTAGATCCTTTACATAAAACGTTACCATTTGTTACAAAATACGAAAAGGCACGTGTTCTAGGAGAACGCACAAAACAATTGAATGCCGGAGCACAAGCATTCGTAGAAGTAGATGATAATGTGATTGATGGATATCTAATCGCATTAAAAGAGTTTGAAGAAAAAAAGGTCCCCTTCATTATCAAGCGCCCTTTACCAAATGGTGGATGTGAATATTGGAAGTTATCAGATTTAGAGATATTAGTATAATAAAATTATAAAAAGAACAAAATAATATTTTTTTTCTTTTTTAAAAAAGCAATATAGAAATAGGCATCTAATTAATGTAATGTCACAAAATAACAAGCGATTTATACATTGTTCGTTTTGCGAGGAAGAAGGACACACAATAAGTAATTGTCACGATGATCGGATTGATATTGTGATTAGAGATTTTGAAGAAACTATCTCATTAGACATGGAATGTAATTTCAAAAGAAAATATGCCAAATATGTTATGATTTCACTATACACCCAATCTGACATTAGAATCTTAGGTTATCAGAGAGGATTATCTATGAATAAAACACCAAAGGATGAATTTATGAATGATGTATTAGATGAATATTACGACATACAAAATAGTAAATATGATGAAATTTTTATTGGATTTAACGATTCTGAATTATCAGATTTCGCAAAAGAAATTTCTAAGAATTCAAAAATATGGAATTCTCGTAAACTATCTTTACCAAAAACAAAACGGTTATTAGGTATTAAACCCACTGACATTGTGTTACCTGAACCCAAAAAGCCAAAATCTAACACAGTATCATCCTCCGAAATTACTGACAATTCGAATAATGAAGACATACCAAATTATGATTTCCAGTATTTTTTGCTACCATTAGTAAACGAAAAATCATTTCGTGATTTATCTCCAGCATTAAAAAACGGATTAAATTGTATGTATTTTTTATCATTCGGAGCATTAGTTATGAATTTATATGTTATTTATACTGAATTGTAGGCATATTATGACTTCCAATTCTTACCACAATCCAAACACGTTATGAAAATTGTGGCGGGTTCATCCGCACTTCGTGTTTGTAATTCATAATACGTGCATCTCTTTGATTTACACTTCTTGCATGTAAACATATCAGTGGATGCCTGTATATGGTTTGTGTATTTGTTTGCATCACGTATTACTTTTTGTTCGATTAACGTTTTCCATTGCGAAGGGTTTATTTCCTGATGGGTCATAGACGCAATATTGTGTGGAGTAACTTCACCATTTTTAATCCGGTTTAAAAATGATGGGTTTTTTAAATTAGTATAAAGACTTCGTAATCTATCCAAATAGATTTGTACGAAACGTGGATTTTCCCACTTTTTGATAATTTTTTTGGTAGATGCCTCCTTTAACGAATAGTTAAATACTCCTCGTTCTGCATTTATGCATAATGTATCATCTTCGATGAGCGTATTCAACCTATTTGAAATGTTTTTACGGAATTCTGTTGGGTTAGTAATATTACGCATTGTGTAAATAATATAATATGTCATAGTATTTACCATTTATATTATTTCAATTTTTCTAATATCAAAGATATTCTTCTTCTTCTAGTTCATTTGTATATTCACTATCTTCGGTGTCTTCAGTATCAGATATATTAAAAACAGTATGTGCGTTGGCGCGACGTGGCGTTTTGGGAGGCATACTCCGTTTTCGGTTAGACGTTTCACTTTCATCGTCATCGTCATCTACTATAAAATCATCCTTTACATATCCGCTTTTCGTTTTAGGTAAATTTTCATCTTCGTCTTCACTTTCGTCTGAATCTTCGGTACCCAAATCGTCAAATCCACCATATAAATGATTATATATATGGTCCCATTCAGTAGAAGTCAGGTGTTTGGGAATGTCATTTACCTTATTCACTAATACACAACTGCCGAAAAATAACGTGTTATCTATAGGTGGGGGGAATTCGTATTTATTTTCTTGATTCGCTCTACCTGCCAATTTACCATAAACATGAATATTATATGTTATACTATTTAACTTAATATTTTTCCATACCGACTGTTGTTTAAAATCAGTGGGTGACTTAAATCCGCATTTTTTATAAAGCTCATTTTCATCGTAAGATTTCACTTTCAGTCCCTTTACATTCCCTCCCTTCTCTATAATAACAATAGAAACTGATGTCATAATATACAACTTATATATTGTATATTTTATATCCTTTATGAATTACTAATATAAGTGTGTTGTCGTAAAATAATATAAAATATTTTATTGTAGTTGTGTATACCAATAAAGACAATGTTCTCGAATCCTCTGATCTCTTTCTTGCTTAAAATTATTATATCAGTTGCTATAATTTATACATTACAATGCGGGTTTGAATACCTGAAAACTACATACACCAAGCCAAAAGTCAAAGATTTAGTAAATACGCAGATCAAGAAATACAAGGAGATTATGACCGAATTGAAAAACCCGATCGAATATATAGAAGTGTCAGATACAAATAATGAAGTATTTAATGAACAAATAAATGTAAATGACATGAATAATGAACTATTGTCGTTTATGAATTCACAAACCCAGCAATATGTAACCGATCATCCATAACTATATTTGCGAATCTATATAAAACGAATCCTCTATTACGTACAATGACAGAATTAAGTCCCTCGCAGATTAGCAGATTATCTGATAGATTTCCTGAATTTGAACTTTCGTATGAAACTATTTCACATACGAAAGTTTCGTCCGCATATAATGTAGTTTCTGCTATCCCTACTGGTAAGAAGGTGTTTTTATGGTTTACATTTTATAAGGATAAGGATGTATGTTATTTATTTGAATTAAATAGAGAAAAACGCATTACCAAAGGGAAACTGCTAGACATTAAGTTCAATTTCAAGTTATCATTAGGCACCGTATTATATGGTTCTTGTGTGGTTAATGAACTGAATGAATTAAAAGCCATAGTGATTGATGATATATTATACTACAAAGGGTTGTTACTCGATAATACTCCTACTATACAAAAATTATCCATGTTAAATAAAACGTGTAATGATATTACTAAACAAGACCCACATCATCCTATATATTGCTGTGTGTTTTGGGAAATTAACATAGACAATAATGCGATTGAATATCCAAATACAATTTCTAGTGATGTTTTTCAAAGTATACCTTATAATATTCACCATATTCAATATAGATGCGCTCATGAAAAACGACCGTTTGTCAATATTTTCATTCATAAAAAATTAAATGTAGTAAATTTGCCGTCAGCCAAACGACAATTTGTGAACCCATTGGATAGTATTGATTTGACACCATTTAGAATGACGCAACATAAATCACAGTATCGTTATCCGACTATTTTTCAGATAATAGCCGATATTCAAGCCGATATATACCATCTTTTTATTTATGGTAGAAACAATCAACGCGTGTATTATAATATGGCGTATGTACCTGATTATAAAACTAGTGTATTTATGAATTCATTGTTTCGTAAAATTCGTGAAAATGATAATTTAGATTACATTGAAGAAAGTGACGATGAGGATGATTTCCAGAATGTTGATGAAGACAAATATGTAGATGTAAATAAGGTGTTATATATGGAATGTAATTTTCATACGAAGTTTAAACGATGGGTTCCGAATCGGGTGGTTAGTCGTAGGGAAAAAATAGCACACGTAAGTCAACTTTAATTTAGTGTTTTATTCTTTCGTCATGCATTTTTTGTAATCTCTCTCTATGTTTTAATAATTTTATTTGGTTTTCTTTGATTATTCTAATATTATGCGGTTGACGAAGACGTTCTTTATTTTTAGAATTTAATTCACGTTCTTCCATTTCGATTTCTTTGGTTCGTTTAATTTCTTCTCTTTTCTGTTTCCATTCATCCTTGTTCTCTATACTTTTAAAAATATCGATTGCTGCTATCGCCTGATTTAAACATTCGTCAAGCATTGTTGCTTGTAGAGCGTCGTGTTCTTTTGTTTTTACTAATTTATCTACAGTTAACATTATTTATTATATATATATAATATATAATGTCAGGAACCGGTATTACTAATTTCGCATTCACTGAAGGCAATGTTTTACCTAATACGATGACTACTGCTACTTCTGGTGGCGATAATATCAATGTATTTAAGGCTAATTTTCAACCAGTTCAAACTGGAGGCAAGAAACATCGCAAATCTTATGGTAAAAAACGTAAATCTATGCGTAACCTAAAAAAGAATAAAAGCAAGAAAAACAAATCCAGAAAGAATACTCGTCGTAATAGACGTAAGTAGGATCAAAAAAAACAAATATATACATTTATACATTTATTTTTATTTTTTAGCATTATTATCTGCGTCCAGCTCGCTTCATTTCAGACATCTTAATTTTTGCGTCTCCATGTGCTCTATTATCATGTCTATCTTCCCACATATAATTTGACGCCTTATTTTGCCCCCCACAATTTTGAGCCACAATATGACCGGCGTCCTTGCGGTCTGCTCTATTATTTGCCTGGATTGTATTTAGACCCATCTCCTTATACTTATCCATCGCATACTTGCGGACCGCCTGATTATTATTCAATGTGGGATTTTCCGCCGCAATTCCACGATTGATGGCGACAGAGTACTTTCCGTATGACATTTGTGAAGTTAGTTATAGAATAGAATACCTATGTTGTTGCTATAGTTTTTATCATATTTCGATAATCAATTTTTTATTCCGTCTTCAAACTATCAAATATAGAAGTATCAAGTAAACATTTTGAATCCTTTGAACTCTTTAACGAATTCAAATGATTATCGTCATCGTCATCGTCATCGTCAACAATTTCTACATTCCCATTGTCTAGTTCTTTTGGTTCAAATACCCATTTCCAGGTTTTATCTGTATCCCAATCTAAACTCATTCCCTCATATTTGTCTCCGTCTATTTGACGGATGCGATAATTGCATTTTTTATAAAATCGTCTTCGTTGGACCCATTGTTTTTGAAATAAATCATGACTATCTACAATATCTACAACAATCGGATTATTTCCCTTTACACGTAATATGCGTCCAACCGATTGCGTTATATCCGTCTTTGGAGTTATCATTACTAATGTAGATAATGTTTTTATGTCCAATGCCTCAGCTGCCATAGCATATGTAGCTAACACAATTTGTTTGGTTTCTGTGGTTTGTAGATCATTCTGTTTCATTCCACCTACATAATATCCAATTGTTGCCAGTTCACTGTGACAAATGCTTTCATATAAATATTTTAATAATGAACGATTATGACATAAAATCATTATTTGCTTTGCGTTATTTTCTTTCAATAAATCACCGACCACATTGATTATAAAATCGCTACGTGGTCCATAATTGCATAACTTGGATATCATCGTACTATATTTTGGATTGCCGCGATAATCATGTTCTACTTCATTGAACTCGGTATCACGAGAAGTATAGTTTATTGAACGAACACATACAACATCATCGTCCTTTCGCCCTTCACTATGAATCTTGTCACCAATAAACATATATAATACCTTTGTTAATTTATCTTTTCTATCTACGGTTGCTGATATACCAAGCATATACGGAGTTACTGTTTTAAATAATGTTTTTGAAAATTGTTCGCTACCAATACGATGGACCTCATCTATAACAGTTAGTCCGAACGAAGTAAACGCATTGGCACCTAAATCCTTATCGTATAACGTTTGAAGCATACCAATTACAATATCTTTACCTTCTATATCAAATATTTTACCTTGAATTTTTCCGATTTTCGCACTTGGTAAAAAGTCATTTATACGGTCTATCCATTGGTTCATCAAGAATTCTTTATGCACGATAATCAGTGTCTTCTTTTTAATGTCAGAAATCATTTTTAAAGCACAAATAGTTTTTCCAAATCCGCACGGAAGCTCGAGTATACCACCATTTCCGGTTATATCATTTCCATTGCATATAGGAGTATTTATATGGTTCATATACACATTTATTACGTTTTTTTGATAATCACGAACAGTTTGTGTAAATTCGACGTCTATATCATCACCTTCTTCTATTTCCGACTTATCGGGCAGTCCATATCGTTTAATTCCGTAAAATCTTGGTATATAAAATTTATTTGCGTTTTCACGAAATACATGGAACGCACCTACATCAGTATTTTGAGTAGCCCCAAATACAAATGGTTTTACAAACAATTCTTTGCGTAGAATATCCTCGTCCTCCTTCGCAATAACTGATTTGGGTATGGTGTAACCTTTTTTTCCAAGATATGATGCTTCCTTTACTATTTGTTTGTAATCATCGGTTAATTTGAATTCGAGCGGTTTTGGTTTTGGTTTTGGTGGAACTTTTTGTCGGTTATATGGTTGCCTAAAACCGCGCATTATTTGAATGTATATATATTAACGTAAGTTTAGGATATTTCAATTTTGTCGACTAATTACTAGGAATAAACGGTTGAAAAATATAATACTATTCTATACTATACAAAAATGAAGTTTTTATCTTTTATGGATTCGCTTACTAATGTTGAAACTGCGGTTATTGTCATGCTTATTTCGTATTTAGCACTCCCCGTTCAACTCCCTGATATGTTTGCTAATATGGTTGATTCCCCCATGGGAACACTCGGTATTTTCATTCTCTCTGTGTATTTATTTTTTAACGCAAACCCATTGGTTGCCGTATTGTTCGTATTCGTCGCATATGAGATGTTCCGTCGCAGTAGCAACGCAACTGGTAAAGCTGCTATGATTAAATATACTCCTACACAAGCCAGAAAAGATGATAAAATGAAGAAAATGAACCCTGTAAAAACCACTTCTTTAGAAGAGGAAGTCGTCAATGAAATGGCACCTGTAGGAAAGAGTGATGTTAGTGTATTCACCACCTCTACTTACAAGCCTGTTGCTGAGAATGTCGGAAGTGCATCTATGTTCTAAGCCTACTTACTTGTCTTTACATCATATAACTTGCTATATGATGTAACTATAATTTATGAAAATTAGGATGGAGTGTCTTTAACTTGTGCATTAAACTTTTTCTTTAAACCTATTATTATACTTACCACCACAAATACTCCTGCAAAAATTGCCGATAAGTTTCCATATGATACTAATGTTAATGAACCAAGCGCATATAATAGAGTTAATATGAGTATACCTGTAATAATAACAGCAAAATACGCTGACAAACTATCAGAGTTAATCATTGTTTGTAATATTACACTTAGGGTAGGGATAATATCATCGAATGGAATCGCATCTATATCTTCAGCAGTATCAGAGTTTTGGTCGGATTTAACGGTAGTCCCTTTCACTTCTGTCGTCATAAAAGTTAAATCAGTTTTCTTTATTTGAATTAATCCATATGATAAAATACTAAACACAAAGGTAAATATACCTGCTGACATTAATTTATAGTCATCGTCCGCAGCTCCTACACTTATTAAAGATACGGTCAAAACAAACATACTAAAACCTAATATTATATCCGACATACGGATACGTTCAAATCTTGCTATATCGTTTGTTCCAAATGCTATCGCGCTACCATCAACTACCAAATTTTTATAAAGTAATGGAACCGTTATATAAGAAACTATCATCGCCAGTACAAATATACCATAATTTACAGTCGTCTTCATAAAATCGCTTTCTTGTGATTCCGTTGCCATTTTACTATTAATTGGGATATTATATGTATTCTGTTCCTCTTCACTCGCACCTGTTGGACTGCAGTCAATATAAATCTCTTCCGCATCTCGTTTTGATATGTAATTGCCAGGGACCACACTGTAACTTTCTCCTTCAGTGGGGGATTTCTCAAACATCGTAGGTATACCAAAGTTATCGTTTATCTTTTTTGCGGATGCCGTATTAATTTTAATGGGGGTTGTAAATACACAAACTTTATTTCCGTTGTTTTCGTATACAATACAACCGCTTTGTTTTGGTATCAGCGAATCAAATCCGACTTCAATTGTTGGTTCCTGCCTTTCATTAATCATTAATAATTTATCTATATCATTCTCGTCTGTTATTGGTATCGTTTCGGTTTCTAGTAAATAGCAGGCATATAGGTTGGTATTGTTTTCTGCTTTATATTCTATTACTAGTTCACCTACAATATTGTCGTTATTTGTAGTAATACCATCAATATTAGAATGAAATTTATTAAAGATATACAGTTTGGTATGCATGTAATTATATTGTTTTTTTTCCTCGGTATAAAAAAAGTTATTCTCAGATGATGTATTGGGGTACAATATTTCAAATCCTCCGCGTTTATCAGTTGCCTCGACTGCTTCATTCTTATTTAATGTTACCCGTCGATCGTCTATTACAATTTGATTCCTATAAACTTTATTTTTATTAGGGTATAATCTTGTATTTGAATCTGTCATTATGAATATACTATATAGAATATTCATATAGTTTATTTTTGAAACTTTATCTAAAGGTTAGGAATGTACTGGAACAAATTGTTTTCATACATTGTAACTTGGAATGTGTCGTTATAACCTTCTACAAAAACTACATCTCCGTTGTTTATATCATCACACCCGTTTTCTCCCGTACAACTTCTTCCATTCACACTAATCGGTAACTTGGTGTTTAAATTGCCGTTATTTGCGATTGTATAAAATTGCCATTTGTCTCTTCCTGTCATTATTCGCTTTCCCATTAAAGGAAGGATATTTTGTTCTCCATCATTACCCATGCGTGTTAAAATTCCCATCTGCTGATAATTACTATTGGTTGCTCTGGTTTGGATATTTACAGGCACTGCTACCTGAGGCATTCCACGGATATCACTCGAACCTCGTTGGTAATATACATCATGCGTTTTCAATGGTGGCGCATAAGGGTCATTAATCGTATCATTTCTACCAGACATTGGCGTTAAAGCATGATGGATAGGAGGTGGCATGTTGGATTTTTGAGTTGCATTCATACGAACGTTCATAAAATGTTGATAAAATACGAATCCTAAACATGCTACAATTACTATTATCAATAGTAATGTCATGTTCTCTATACATATTACACCTGGAGCGCATTTTTTTGCCATGTTTTGGTTTATATATTATTGCACACTATTATTAAATGGAAAACGCATTTATTATTCGTTCAAATCCACCTAACATCTTTCCAAATCCACCCGTTGTTAATGGGATTACATCATTCGTTACAGAATCTATGAAATCACCAGTCTTCCTCACAAACGCAGTTGGTTTTAACCTACGACAATTATAACATTTATCGCGGATTGACTTTGGGAAATGTATTACATGAAACCCCAACTTATCTATTGTAAATCTATCTAATTTTTCCAATAAAGACCAGAGATTTATCTCTATTTGGCTACCGATTTTTCCTTTTCCGCCTACAAAATCTAACATCATAAACACTAACATTGGAATAAAATATAACATCTTTCCAATAATATCTAATATATAATAAAAAACACAGGACGTAAAATTTTCCAATGATTTCATACCACACAGAAACGTGCTTATACCAAATACACCTAACGCATGGGCTAATTTCGCACCTGATACTACTCCTATGAACGCACCTTGGGGGAATTCTATAAACTCTTGTCCGACTCCTTCAAATATTTGAGCTAGACCACCACCAGCAGTTATTGCTAATGTGATTAATATCATTACAAAAGGTATTGCCATTCCGAACATGGTAGCTAATATATATTATTATACAATTATGATATATTAGTTTTGGATTATGCGCTAATTACTTATTTTTTTTGAGATTTATATTTGGAATATTTATTCATAAACGCTTCTGCTTTGTCTAATATGGGATCTATTTTGACCATCGCTTCAACAATATCTCCCTTTAATGCGTTAAATTCGGGATATTCTTCCTTTAATTTTTCAAATTGACGCTTCATTTCGTCCTTCGTTTTGTCAGAAAGATCATTTGAATTTGGCGCATCATCAACCTCATCATCAACTTCATCTTCTACATTTTTTGATGCCTTTTTTGATGCCTTTTTTTCTTTCTTGGGCTCAACTTCTTCTTCCGTAGTTTCTTGCTCGGTTTCTTCGTCCTGGTCTTCAAACCCCTCATATCCGATTTGTTTCATACCTTTCTTCAATAAGTTAGTAACGGTTAATGCCACACATAGAATTACTATCATGTTTTTGCTAAAGAAAGAAGTTAATAACCCAACCATACACATTAATACAATACCCAGTGTGTCATTATTGCTTACAAACACAACGATTTGGGTCATTGTCATAAACAAAAATAGATATAATACGAGTTGATTTTGAAGCACAGGATTGAAGTTATACTTCAGTTTTAATAATTTTCCGAAATTTGGTAATTTAAATGACATTTATAGAATATATAACGATATTATTTGTATCCTAAATAATTGGTCTATGAGTTGCTATCAGATTCATCGGATTCATCGGATTCATCGCCTTGGTTCTCCTCCGTATATATCAAATGCTTCATTTATCACTTATTCATGTTTGTAATTACACCATATATATTTTGGATTATCACCCGATATACCTATCTAAATACTTAATTATTATATTACTATGTTAGCATGACCCTGCAATAAATACATTTATTAAAGGAAATAAAAATCTGCCGTCTATATTATTTAGACAACAATGACCGACGTTCAAAAAATAGAGCCTCTACTGCAACCTGATGAAAACCGATATGTTATGTTCCCTATTCAGTACAACGATGTATGGGAAATGTATAAACGCTCTATTGACTCTTTTTGGCATACCGGTGAAATTTCACTAGCACAAGATTTAAATGACTGGCAAACACTCAATAATGACGAACAACAATTTATAAAAATGATACTCGCATTCTTTTCTAGTAGTGATGCGTTAGTTACTGATAACCTTGGGACTCGCTTTATGAGTGAAGTTCAACCGTCTGAAGCACGAGCATTTTACGCATTTCAAATCGCGATTGAGACCATTCATTCTGAAATGTATAGTATCTTGATTGATACATATATCAAAGATAGTAATGAAAAGACCAAACTGTTCCAGGCCACACAGAACTATCCTTGTATTTCTAAGAAATTTAACTGGGCTCAGAAGTGGTTAGATGACAAAAATAGCAACTTCGCAACTCGTCTCGTCGCATTTGCTCTTGTTGAAGGACTTTTCTTTTCATCTTCATTCGCAGCTATATATTGGATTAAGAAACGTGGTCTTATGCCCGGACTTACCTTTTCAAATGAACTCATTTCACGTGACGAAGCTCTACATACGGAATTTGCTATATTGCTTTACTCAAAAATAGAAAACAGACTTTCTCAAACACAAATTTATGACATTGTCAAAGAAGCTGTGGAAATTGAAAAGGAATTTATTACCGACGCAATTCCATGTCGTATGATTGGAATGAATACCAAACTTATGTGTCAATATATTGAATTTGTTGCTGATAGATTATGTTTGCAACTAGGCTATGATAAAATTTATAATTCACCAAACCCTTTTGATTTTATGGAGCTCATTAGCGTTGAATCTAAGGTTAACTTTTTTGAGCGTACCAACGCAGAATACGCATTAGCAAATAAAACGGTAGATGATGACGTTTTTGAATTTAAATCTGATTTCTAGATCTATTATTTAGTTACAATTACCTAATATAATTTATGATTATTTATTATACTAATCATAAACGATGAACTCTTGGTATGATTCTTCTATTAATTCCAATATCTTTACTAAAACGTATGTTAATGGATTTTTAGATGTGTCACAAAACGTGTCGGCACGTGGTAATCTATATGTCAATGGAGATGTTTCACTTAATTCGGAGTTATATGTCAATGGTAAATCTACGTTTATTAATGATATTTCGATCAATGGAGACGTGTCACTCGGGCAAAAACTTAATGTGTCGGGTGATGTGAGTTTCAATTCCACTGCCCGGGTAGATGTATGTGGTAACTTCTACGCACAATACCCGGATAATTCTATTCCTATATCAGCAATCATTGGAGATAACGATAATAAAGCGAATAAAGACTATGTAGATGATATTTCGTTGAACTTGGCAAATGAAATTATCAGAGCACAATCAGCAGAACAAACGAATGCTGACAATATTTCAAGTAATCAATTATATATTGATGTGTCTTTGAATTTGAAAGCGGATTTTGAAGCTACTGATGTGTCTTTGAATTTGAAAGCGGATATTGAAGCTACTGATGTGTCTTTGAATTTGAAAGCGGATTTGACTTCTCCCGTTCTTGATGGGATACCAGAAGCACCTACTGCTGCGAGTACTACTAACACGAACCAAGTCGCTACTACCGCATTCGTACAGTTGAGAATTGGCGAAATTGTCGACGGAGCACCAGGAGCATTAGATACATTGAATGAACTCGCAAATGCGCTCGGTTCCGATGTCAGCTTTTCCACTACAGTTACTACTTTAATTGGTGATGTTTCCACGAACTTGGAAACTGAAGTTATACGTGCAAAATCAGCAGAACAAACAAATGCTGACGCTATTTCTAGCAATCAATTATATATTGATGCGTCTTTTAATTTAAAGGCGGACTTGCTTTCTCCCACATTTGGAGGGGCACCAAGAGCAAACACCGCAGCTTCAGGTAACAGTTCTCTACAATTGGCAAATACAGAGTTCGTACAGTCGAGAATTGATGAAATTATTGGTGATGCTCCAGAATCATTCACCACATTATCCATCATTGCAACCGCGCTTGGAAACGATGTCAACTTTTCCACTACAGTTACTACTTTAATTGGTGATGTTTCCACGAACTTGGAAACTGAAGTTGCACGAGCACAATCAGCAGAACAAGCGAATGCTGGTACTATTTCTAGCAATAAATCACAAACAGACACCTCCATGAATTTAAAGGCTGACTTGGTTTCTCCATCATTTACAGGAGAACCAACATCTATTACATTCAGTGGCAATGACAATTCAACTAAATTGGCTACTACCGCATTCGTGCAAACACGAATCAGTGACATTATTGGGGGTGCTCCAGATGCGTTAGATACATTAAATGAACTTGCGAATGCTCTTGGTTCAGATGTCAACTTTTCTACTACAATTACTACATTGATTGGGGATATTTCGACGAATTTGAATTCGGAAGTTACCAGGGCAACCGCAAAAGAACTAGACAATTATAGTACTATTTCTAGTAATAAAAATGCTACTGATAGTTCCTTGTTATTAAAGGCAAATTTAGCATATACGGATGCTTCTCTGAACTTGAAAGTGGGTGTGAATTCTCCTGGATTTACAGGAATACCAACTGCGCCTACCGCAGAGAATGGAAACAATACAACACAACTAGCAACTACCGAATTTGTTAATACAGCGGTAGCATCAGACAGAATTGATCTGACCCAAGATATTTCCATTAACAATATAACTATCGGTATCGGTCTTGGTGATGTTTCTACAAACACTGTTATTGGATTCCAATCTCTATCAAATAACATAGACGGACATTCTAACGTAGCGAATGGATACCAGTCGTTATCAAGTAACACAACTGGAAATTCTAACGTAGCTAATGGATTCCAATCATTAAAATCTAACGTGACTGGAGATTATAACGTAGCAAATGGATTCCAATCGCTATCAAATAACGAAGACGGACATTCTAACGTTGCAAATGGATACCAATCATTAAAATCTAACGTGACTGGGACTCAGAATACAGCGAGTGGATACCAATCGTTATATGATAACGGCGGGTCATTTAATACAGCTAATGGATACCAATCATTAAAATCTAACACAACTGGATATAATAATACAGCAAATGGAAATGACGCATTAATGAATAACATAGGTGGTGTTTCGAATACCGCACTAGGATATCAAGCGGGAACCAACAACACTACAAGTAATTACAATACATTTGTAGGTTCAAATTCGAATCTAAATTCGAATGGCGATACGTGGGAATATTCCACCGCATTGGGATATAATGCGAAAATCACTGCTTCCAACCAAATTATGTTGGGGCGTAGCAATGAAACCGTAGAGGTTCCTGGTAATTTGACTGTCGATGGAAGTTTGACTGTCGATGGAAATGTTGATGTATGTGGTAACTTCTACGCTCAGTATCCAGACAAATCCATTAATGTTACTGCTTTAAAAAATAATAATAATTTATCTGATACTACTTATAATACATTTGTAATAACCGTGTCTTCTTCGAAATACTTTGTAAATGGTATACAACAAGATACACTCATTTTATACAGAGGATTAAAATATAGTTTTGATGTAACCGATAATACAACCAATAGTCACCCTTTTTATATTCAAACTACAGATAATGCTGGAAGTTATGATAGCGGAAATATATATAATGATGGTGTTACATATAATGGCGCAACCACTGGATTTGTTGAATTTACAGTGCCTAACGATGCTCCTGATATGTTGTACTATATATGTGGGTCCCATTCCGGTATGGGAGGAATCATAAATATTCAAAACTATTTAAATTTTGATGATAACTTACTTTTAAGTTCAACCTTGGATATAGCTGGTGCTACCACATTGAAATCTACATTAGCCGTAACTGGGGCTTCTACTATGAATAACACATTGACGGTAGCTAATGCATCCACACTTAATTCCACATTAGCAGTAACCGGTGCTACTACTATGGGTAGCACAATGACCGTATCTGGTGCTGTCACCCTAAGCTCCACCTTGGATGTAACTGGAGCTTCCACTATGAATAACACATTGAAAGTGAATGATACGTTAACTGTATCAAAAGCATCCACACTAAGCTCAACCTTAATGGTTTCCAACGCTGCTACTATGGGTAACACATTGAAAGTGAATGATACGTTAACTGTATCAAAAGCATCCACCCTAAGCTCTACTTTAGATGTTTATAATGCTACCACGTTAAATTCCACATTGGACGTGACTGGAAAGACCATATTACACAATGACGTATCTATGAACGGACACGTAGATATTAGTGGTGATTTAATAATAAACGGTAACTTAAGTGTATATCAATATGATGATGTAAAGACAATTAATACAACGGTTAATGAATATACATCTATTGTTACAGAAGATATCTCATTAAATGGAAAATTAAGTGTATCTGGAGATGCTTCATTTAATGGCGATTTATATGTAACAAATGCGGCAACATTGAGTTCTACATTGTCTGTTTCCAAAGCTGCTACTTTATCCTCCACATTGAAGGTAAGTGGTGCGTCCACTATGGATAGCACTTTAACTGTAGCTGGTGCCTCTACATTGAGTTCCACATTGGCTGTTTCTAAAGCTGCTACGTTATCCTCCACATTGAATGTAAATGGGGCTTCCACTATGGATAACACTTTGACGGTTTCTAACGCCTCCACATTGAGCTCTACATTGGCTGTTTCTAAAGCTGCTACTTTATCCTCCACATTGAAGGTAGGTGGTGCGTCCACTATGGATAGCACTTTAACAGTAGCTGGTGCGTCCACTATGGGTAGCACTTTAACAGTAGCTGGTGTCTCAACCTTGAATTCTACCTTGGCTGTTTCTAAAGCTGCTACTTTATCTTCCACATTGAATGTAACCGGGGCTTCTACTATGAACAACACATTGACTCTAGTTGGTGCATCAACATTGAATTCTACATTGACTGTTTCTAAAGCTGCTACTTTATCCTCCACATTGAATGTAATTGGTGCGTCCACTATGAACGGCACTTTGACAGTAGCGGGTGCCTCTACATTAAGTTCTACATTGACTGTTTCCAAATCTGCTACTTTATCTTCCACATTGAATGTAAATGGGGCTTCCACTATGAATAGCACTTTCACTCTAGCTGGTGCATCAACATTGAATTCTACGTTGGCAGTTTCCAAAGCTACGACGTTATCTTCCACATTGAATGTAATTGGTGCGTCCACTATGAACAACACTTTAACTGTCGCTAATGCGACCACATTGAGCTCTACCTTGAATGTTTCCAAATCAGTAATGTTTTCCTCCGCATTGACCGTGACCGGTAAAACGACGTTTGAAAACGATGTTTCATTAAATGGTAATTTGAATATGAATGGTGATGTTAGTCTCAATTCAAACTTATATGTCAAAGATTCTATTCAAATAGACAAAATGACGATTGCCAACGAACCACCTGGACCCGATAAATGGACCCAATTAGGTCAAGCTGTTATTGGAGAATCTGTGGATTCCAATCTGGGCTCGGTGTGTGCGTTATCTAATGATGGGTCCACTCTTGCATCTATGTCATATACTAATTACACGGCAAGATATTTCTTTATTCAATTGGAGACCCCAAGTGTAGGTTTAGTCGCAAGTGAAATAGAAATTTATGATGAAAATGGGGATAATATTGCTTTGAATAAAACCCCAACAATACTAAGCAGTAACGCTAATGATCGTGACCATGCGTTCTACGCTAATGATGGTATTACTGATAGTGGTTACGCGTGGACTTCAGCAGTCTCCGGAGAACGAAGTTGGTGGGGAGTTGACCTAGAGGAGAACAAAATTATCGCTTCAATTAAGTTTTATGGACACTACGGTGCTGAGTATATTCTAGGAGGTTCAGTTTACAGTCGAACCGCCCCATTCCGTATCTTCCTTTATGAAGACGCTGATTATCCGAATGGTTCATTTATAGATGGTACATCTGGCGGTCCAGGACCTCTTAATTACTTTAATTACCAATTACATAGTGGTGATGCTACAGATTCATCAATTATCAATGGAAACCAACAAGTATTTACTTTTACTAATGTTAGCTTGCCTACTCTAAAACTTTATCGTTATAGTAGCTCTGATAGTATTTGGGCCCAAATCGGTAGTATAGATGGAATTGCGGGACAACCCATTGCGGATAAAACCGTTTCTTTGTCAAACGATGGCTCCATTGTAGCACTTAGTTCATATAATACGTCATCTACATATACTGCGAGATATTTCTTTATTCAAATAGAAGACAGGAACGAATACTATATGAATTATGCCGAAATACAAATTTATGATGAAAATGGAACGAACATTGCTTTGAATAAGACATCGGTGCAAGATACTACGACTACCCAGCCAGCGAATTTAGGGAATGATGGTGACTTAACAACTTTTCAGCGTACAAAAAATGAGGATACAACAGCAAGGCCTTGGTGGGGAGTTGACCTAGAGGAGAACACAAATATCGCTTCAATTAAGATTTATGGACGTATTAATGATGGTAGTGTTATTATGACTGAAGGGGGTAGTGATTACAACCGAATAGCCCCTTTCCATATCTTCCTTTATGAAGACGCTGATTATACCGGTTCATTTACTGCTGGTGGCACAGGACCTCTTAATTACGGTAATTACCAATTACATAGTGGTGATGCTACAGATTCATCAACCATCAATGGAAACCAGCAAGTATTTACTTTTAATACGTTTCCAATCGGCAATGTACGGGTTTTTCAATATGATAATAGTAATGACACTTGGCCACAATTAGGTCAAACTATTCAGAATGAAATAAGACATAATGGCGGTATAACCACATCATTAACTAATTATAATGATAGCACTACTGTAGCACTTAGTTCGTATGATACTTCATCTACATATACAGCGAGATATTTCTTTCTTCAATTAGAATCCACGACCGAATCATTTCTGAATCTTGCTGAAATAGAAATCTATGATGAAAATAATAATAATCTTGCTTATGCGGTAAGAGATGTCACTGGAAGCACAATACAGACAAACACGCACCACGCTACTAATGATGTAGCGAGGAGTGCTGTGGATGGAGTTCTGACGAATTATCAGTCAACTACCACTGGTGCGGTACGCCCGTGGTGGGGGATTGATCTAGGGGAGAACAAAACAATCGCTTCAATTAAGATTTATGGTCGTTTAACTTATGCTCTAACGAGTTCCCGAATAGGCCCATTCCGTATCTTCTTTTACCAAGACGGTGAGTATCCCGAGAGTTCATTTAAATATGGGACTGATGGTGGCACAGGACCTCTTAATTACTTTAATTACCAATTACATACGGATGATGCTACAGACGCAACATATATCAATTCACAATCAATATTTACTTTCAATTCGTTTCATCCCATAAGAGGCAATGCGCGTATGTTTCAATATAGTAATACTGTTCCTACTTGGACCCAATTAGGGCAAACCATTGAAGGGAAAGTTGATAATGCCACAAATGTGTCGTTATCCAACGACGGAAACACTGTTTCTATTGGTTCATATGTTCCTACAACAACAGCAAGATATTTCTTTATTCAATTGGAAACAACTCAAATCTCTATGAATTATTCTGAAATAGAAATATATGATGAAACTGGAACTAATATTGCTTTCAACCGATTTGCCATACAGAGCTCAAACCTTAGTAATAATGTTTTTCCAGCTAGTAACGCGGTAAATGGCATTAACAACAAACCATTGAACGCTGATGGAGACTACAATCACACGGATGATACCAGCGGACTTCCGGAATGGTGGGGAGTTGATTTAGGTAGCAATAAAAAAATCTCGGACATTCGTATTTATTCGGGAAATTATCCATATTCTCACAATACTACTACTGGGAACTATTATACTCGAACTGCTCCTTTCCGTATCTTCCTTTATAAAGACGCTGATTATACCGTTTCATTTGCGGATGGAGGAACCGGACCTCTTAATTACGATAATTACACGTTACATACGATTGATGCCACAACAAACGAAACTATCAACGGAAACCAACAAGTATTTACTTTCAATATAGCAGAGTATCCTCATAAGACAGGAAACGCGCGGGTTTTTACATATGATACTACTACTACTACTTGGAGCCAATTAGGCGGTGATATTGACGATGACCAAGCTGCCATAAATGTATTATCCGGTGATGGAACAATCGTTGCGATTGGAGCACCATACAATGACGGTGTAAATGGAACTGATTCGGGTCACGTACGCGTTTATCAACGAGATAGTAATAAAACTACTGCGGTTACCGACCAAACTGATGCGTCATTTGGTCCTGTTGGATGGAACCGATTAGGACAAGATATTGACGGGTATGCTGCTGGTGACGAAAGTGGTTCCTCATTATCATTATCAAATGATGGGTTTACGGTTGCGATTGGAGCCCCTAAGAATGACGGAACTGGAACTGATTCAGGGCACACTCGGGTTTATAAATATGCAAGTGCAACAAATGTTTGGACCCAGAAAGGTCTAGATATTGATGGAACTGCTTCTGGAGACCAATTCGGTAGTTCGGTGGCATTGTCAGGTGATGGCACAATTCTTGTGAATGGAGCTCCATATACTGACATAAATGGGAGTAATAGTGGAAGTGTACGCGTCCATCAATATGGTCCTGGCCTTTCTGGTATATTGAATCTCGGTGACATAATGGTAGGATATGGGATTGGAGGTATTACAAACACGCTACTTGGTAAAAATGCGTTGCTGAATAACCATAATGGAACGGAGAATACAGCACTCGGATATTATGCGTTATATTCTAACACAACTGGATATGCTAATACCGCCAATGGATACCAAGTGTTAATGTCTAACACAACTGGATATGATAATACTGCCAATGGATACCAAGTGTTAATGGCTAACACAACGGGCGACAATAATACAGCCTATGGATACAAAGCTGGATTCGAAAATACAACCGGTAGTTATAATACATTCTTAGGAGCAAATACTAACATTAGTTCTACTAATGCTACTTTGTCGAAATCCACAGCAGTAGGGTATAACGCAAAAATTACTGATTCCAATCAAATCGTATTGGGAACATCTGATACAAATGTCTATGTGCCTTACAGAATGGGTATTGGAACAAACAATCCTACTAATGGTCTCCTACATATTTCTGGCAATGTTGCTTTTAGTGGTTCAGCAAGAAAGTATATTAACTCCCAAATTGTCGGTTATTCAACTGGTAATGTATCCAACGAACCAGTTAGTATTTACGCTACAAATATTATGGTGGCAAATGCTTTTTACTCTGTTAGTGACCGCAGAATTAAGAATAATATAGTTGATGTTCCTGATAATTTAGCATTACAACAAGTGCGTGATATACCTTGTAGATACTATGAATATATTGATAAAATTAGTAAAAGTAGCGAAAAGGTGATTGGTTTTATCGCCCAAGAAGTAAATGAGGTTTTACCAATGGCTGTAAATACTGGAACAGACTATATACCTAATGAATATTGTGTATTAGAGGGTGTATCGTGGGAAGAAATCGCAAATACAAACGGTAATGTGACTTACAAAATGTCATCAGATTTGACAGATGTAAGTGGAGTCAATTATAAATTCTATGTATCAAATGATTTAAGTGACAACGAGATTGAAAAACAAATTATAGGTAATAGCGATGATACTTTTACTTTTGATGTTTCTTATCAAAATGTCTTCTGTTTTGGTATGGAAGTTGATGATTTCCATAGTATTGACAAAGACCAAATCTTTGCTCTTCATCATTCTGCGATTCAAGAGATAGACCGACTACAATTGGAAGAGAAAGAGAAAACAACAGCATTAGAAACAAAGGTGACTGAACTGGAAACAAAAAATGCGGAGTTACAAACCCAATTAAATAGTATTATGACAATATTGAATAATAATAATCTTTCATAAAAATACCCAAACATTATGGCTATCTTACAACTAAATAATATCTCGTAAATCAGCATCTAGTTAGAAGTGCACCAACATAATCGGACTTACCATATAAAAATTAAATATAATATGGTAAAGTATTTAGAATTATCTTATCCATAATGTATATAAATAGTATAAGATGCCGAAGGTTAAGATTGATTATTCAAATACTATATTCTATAAGATATTTTGTAAAGACCCTTCTATAAAAGAACTATATATAGGTCATACAACTAACTTCGTCCAGAGGAAATACGCACACAAACGAAGCTGTATAAATACAAACTCGGTGAACTATAATTGTAAAGTATATGCGATTATTCGAGACAATATGGGATGGGATAACTGGACCATGGAAATTATTGCATTCCATAATTGCGAAGATTTGCATTCCGCGAAGAAACAAGAACAACAATATTTTGAAGAATACAACGCAACCCTAAACAGCATTGAACCTTTACCGCCACGAAAACCAAAAAAAGAAGTTGTCATCAAACCACCAAAGGAAGTATTATATTGTAATTCATGTAGGGTCTATTTTAATACACGTAAATCGCAAGAAGAACATAATAAACGACCAAGACATATCAAAATGGAACGAAATAACCCGGTTGAAATTCCCAAAATGCTCGCAAATACTCGCGTAAAAACGTATTGTGAAATTTGTAACTATTACTGTAGCAAACAAAGCGATTTTAATAAACATTTATCTACACGAAAACATAAAATCCTAATAAATCCGAATATGTTATCTCCAAAAGTCGCCAACGGGTATACTTGCGATTGTGGAAAAAAATATAAACATATGTCAAGTTTATGCAATCATAAGAATAAATGCAATGGTATATCGCCCACAAATGATGCACCCAATAATCCTGCGACTGATACTCAGACATTACTCATTGAAATATTGAAACAGAATAATGAGTTCAAAAACCTTATATTGGAAGAACGCCGCGAATTCCAACAAATTATAAAGGACTTGATATCTAATACTAATTCTAATATTAATTAAATAATTTTACGCAAAAATGTAAAAAAGTGCACAAAAGAATTGGCCCAAGAATTTGAAAACGGACATAAAATAAATGTCCAAAATGAAAATCCTCGATGAAGAATTTAAAACGGGGTTTCTAAAAATACGGTTTAGACTTATATGCAGTTATTTACAAATATTATGTATTATTTGTCTTACCATAAAAATTAAGTATATTATATAGTGAATGGTTTAGAGGAATTATTATGTTTCAATATAATATACGAAATGAAACATATTGAAACAATTAAAATGCCAAAAAATGAAACATATTTTAAATGTATAAAATGTAACTTTGTATGCAATAAACAAAGTAATTATAATAAACATTTACTGACTGCAAAACATAAAAAACACCTAAATGAAACAATTGAAACTATAAAAACTGCTGATAATTGTGCCCCTATATTTATCTGTGATACGTGTAATATACAGGTAAATAGTAGGACAACTTTGTGGCGTCATAAAAAAACGTGTAGTATGTTAGAAACAGAAAGTGTCAGACAACCTGTGCCAGTTCAAAATGAATATGATGATGCCCGGTACGAATTATTAACAACCACTATTTTAGAATTAGTAAAGAAAAATGACGAATTGACAACCAGTATTGTAGAAATGTCAAAAAATATGGGAAATATTAACAATAATACGGTAAATAACACCAACACCAATATAAACAGCAATAATAAGTTCAATCTGAATGTATTTCTGAATGAGAAATGCAAGAATGCGATGACATTAAAGGACTTTGTGAAATCAATCAATATCTCAGTTCAGGATTTCATAGGAACAGGAGAACGTGGATTTATAGATGGCATTTCCAATATAATCGTAGAACGAATAAATGAAATGGAAATCCACGACCGCCCACTACATTGCACTGATTTGAAACGTGAAACCGTCTATATTAAGGATGAGAATAAATGGGAAAAAGACGAGGATAAAGTCAAGTTACGCAAGGCAGTAAAAGGTGTTGCGTATAAGAACGAGCGAATGCGTCCAGTATGGTACGATTCAACACCCGATGTGGGTATAATGGGAACAGAAAACTATGAAAAGTTCTTTAAATATTCAGAATCATCACTGGGTGGATGTGGACGGGAAGAAACCGAATTATTTGAAGATAAAGTGATGAAGAATGTTATGAAAGAAGTAACAATTGATAAAACAAAGGCATTAGAATAAAAATATATTCATAAAAGTATATTTTTATTTGTAGATACTCAATGTTCGTGCACTGGAATCAGTAGCATCCACGTATTTTGGCATCCAAAAGTATGGTATAATGTGACCTAATCCAGCATAATTTTCTTCGAAAATGGTCCGGTAATATATCTGTTCGAGCGTTTGTGGAGGTAGATGTGTAAATGAAACGAACTCACTATATAAACCAACTATTTTAGCGACGTGCTCTTGGATAATTTGATATAATGAACGAGATTGTGTAGAAACCCCATCACTGAATGCCTCTTTGCGTCTCCATATTACACTATCTGGTAACAGCGGTTCGTCATCATACATTGCATATTCTTCTTTTGAAAACGCTTTTCGTATAAGGTATTTTTCCGGAAGTTTCTCGTTGGTATGAAATCGAACGTGTGCGGGTATAGATAAATAGTACTCCGTCCATTCACGGTCTAAGAATGGAGTTCTTGGTTCTAATCCGTGAGATGAAATCGATTTATCGGAGCGTAGAACATCAAATGTATGTATATCTTTTAATAGCCGCCTACATTCTTTGTCAAATTCAATTTCGTCGGATGCGCTTCCCATATATAAATACCCACCTGACAATTCATCTGACCCATCTCCATTAAAAATCACTTTGGCATCGCTATGTTCGGATATGTATTTCCCCAGTAACCAGTTGCCAATGCTAGCACGCACGGTAGTAGTATCGTAACTTTCAATCCCCTTGATAACTTCTGGTATAGCATTAATAAACTCGGATTCACTTAACCCGATTTCTGTATGTTTTGTCCCAAGATAATCGGCAACGATTTTAGCATGTTTTAAATCATCGGCACCTTCAATGCCTATGCTATAGGTTTCAAGCACCGGTAGATTATGTTGCTTATGATAGCCATTAACAATAGCTGTTATTAAACTACTATCAAGTCCCCCTGAAAGTAAACACGCAATAGGTCTATCGGTAGCGGAACATCTCTTATGTACTGCGTTTATAAGATGTTTACGAATATTGCTGAAGATAGTGTTAGTATTTAGATAATCGGTATACATGTTACTATGAAAGCCATGATAATGGTATTGTTGAGATGATACAAATTTCCATGATTTCTTGGTTCCGTATGGTAATTCATAACAAGAAAATGTCCCCGGTTGAAATTGTTCTATACAATAGTCCGGGTATTTAGACGCACAGTTAGGGTCTAATGTTCGGTAATCACAGTTAGTTCCCTTGATATAATCATAGATATCGTATAATCCTTTAATTTCACTAGCGAATCCATATACATGATTTTTAGATGATTTTAATTGCGATATAGGTTTCATTTGATATAATGGTCTAACTCCATATGGATCTCTTGCTATATATATTTTCGACGGCTCGTTAAAACGGGTATCAATCAAGACAAATGCAAATACGCCATCTAACATACGTAATGTTTGTTCCATCCCGTATTTCAAGTACATATGAATGATGACTTCACAATCCGAATCGGTGGTAGGTGAAACATTCAACGTTTTATATAATTCAAGGTAGTTATATATTTCACCATTACAAATCAAAGAAATATTTTGAATCTGGATAGGCTGATTGGCTTCAGGATTTAACCCATTAATCGCCAATCTATGAAAGCCTAATTGTGCTTTAATCGCACAGTGAGATAATGATGAAAATTCAGGTCCTCTTCCTTTACCATTTGAAAAACAAGATTCAATAATGGATTGCTGAATATGATTATCATTATTTAATAACGTAAAAATCCCGCACATTTGAAGTATGATATACTAACCATGGCGAATAATCTTTATATCATTCAGATTATTTGAGAACATACTGTATAGTATAGATGAGTGATTATATTGATAATACACCGAAAAAGGATAACAAGAAAGAAAATAAGAAAACAGATTTAGGCGAAACTGCGATAAACATGAACGCAATCGAGCCTGCCGATAGTAACCAGATATTCCAATCTGTAAATTTTTCTGAGATTGGGTTTTCTACATCAATTACTGCGAATGCGGATACAAATACATATGACGTGTTAACTGATACTAATGAAACGACCGAAGAAGATGGGGGTAGTGAGGATAACGAAAACGATGAAGAGTCTAATGCCAGTGATGATGAAAGTATTGATATAGATGAAATATTTAAAGGCCATATTAACATACTGTTCATGAGCTCATTATCTATTGTCGGATTATTTATTTTATTTAGAATGATCCAAAAATCGCGATAAAAAATGTCAAATGTTTCTATTTGACATTTTCAAACGGTAGGGTAGTTAGCTATTTACATAATAATATTTTTTCTCATCTTTTTCATTTCTCTCTCTTGAATACGCATTTCAAGTAGCTCTCTCTTTTGATTTAGTTTATCTTGCGTAGCAGCCAATTTATCTTGTGTTGC